CGGTATAATAGCAAACAATGACTTGCACAGAGTACAGGCAAGCATCAATGAATTAGACCCAGAGGCCATCAGATTTGCTATATGGCTAGGGTTCAAAGACGAAGGCTTGATGCCCAAGTATGGGCCAGATGGCTCAAACTATTATAGGATGTCAATGGTGTTGTAATGATTGGCGCATTTTTAGGATACAAGGGCAACCAAGCGGCGGCAAAAGCAGCACAGCAGACTGCTGAGTTCAACGCGCAAGTGGCTGAGAATGAAGCGATTGTCTTACAGCGCAGAAAAACAGATGAAGAAGCACGGATGCGTAAAACGTCTGACAGGACGATAGCAACGCAAAGGGTGGCTACGGCTGCATCAGGAATTGAAATGTCAGGCAGTGCTTTGCAAGCTATGGCAGACTCGTATTTTAATACAGAAATGGATGCTCTTAATATTCAATATGCTGCTGATATTGAACAAACAGCGAAGGCATCTGAGGCGGCCCTTTCAAGGGCAGAGGGCAGAGCAAGGTCAAGTGCTTTGAAGATTGCCTCATATCAGTCGTTGCTTGAAGGCGCAGAAAAAGCAGCTTCATACGGAATGTCGTGAGGAAATAAATGCCAAAGATACCTGTATATCAACAACAAGTAGGAGTGGTCGCTGGCGGTCTTGGGCCAAGAGCAAGCAGTGCTGCTTTTGAAGCACCCGGACGCGCTGCGGCTGGCTTTGGCAAACAACTTGACGATATGGGTTTTGCGCTTGCTAAAGCAGAGAGAGAAAGAGAAGACAGAAGAGTTTTACAGGAAGAGGGTGAGGCCGCAAAGCAAGCAGCTTTGCAAGCCGCGCTTGAAGACCAAAGCACAGATTTCAATTCTGCTAAAATAAACATAGATAACAAGAAAACTGACTATCTTGATAAATTAAAAACAAATAAAAAATTTAGCAAACGGCGATTGGATTTAGTGTCCAGAAGAATTGATGCTGAGTTTTCAACAGCCTCTTTAAGCGCACAAAAAACCGCATTTGATAGAGGAACCCAACTTACTACTCAGGCTGACAATACTGCGCTAGACAGTTTTAGACAAACTTTAAGAACAGCAGCACCGGGGTCTGCGCCATACGTGCTTGCAGAGGCAGGGGCAAAAAATACCTTTGACCAAGCAAGTAAGGAAAACAGAAAACTAAAAGAAACTCCACAGTCGTTTGCTCATAATGTAAAGGTAGATAGATTTAACACAGCCCTGAATGCCGCTACTACGCCAGCAGAACTTGATGCTGCATATAAGGAGTTGGCAAAAGACAAAAGTTTATTGCCATCTGTTCTTACCAAAGCAAAGACAGCGATTAGTCAGTCGAAAGCTGTGCTTGGAAAAGAACTCTACGAGGAAATATCAGAACGGATTTTGGAATCTGAGTTTGATGCAAACGAGGCGGAGCAAGTAATCAATGGCATGACAGCCGGAGAAAATTTTTTAATTACTAGAAACAACGGTGATACAGAATCATACAATGTTGCAGACTTAACGATTGGAGGAAGAAACAAGCTGATATCAGAACTTGAAGCTATCAAGAGTGATTTCAAAAATGAATCAAGATCTGCAAACACATCTGCGATAATGGATGGTTATCAAGCCTCTGGCACAGATGGTGCTGTGGCAATCGTTCAAGATGTTCACATGAACACTGAAGACCCAGAAGAAGCAAATGCTGCCACACTTGCAGCGGCTAGAACAATGGCTGCACAAGCGCAAATCGCTGCGTCAGAAGGCAATTTTCAACAAGCCGCTATGTTAGCTAATACAGCGCAACAAATTGTCTCTGAAAGTTTTGTTGGCAGACCGCCGTTAATAGAAAGTGCTGATACATCTGTAGCGGCAAACAGCATACTAAATTCTGTGGCCTCAACAAAGGTTGACATTGTTGATGAACAGCAAAAACTTGCAAAACATAGAGCTGGGGTTGAGGCTTTTAGGGCTGGCACTTTGGATAATTATGAAGGTATTTATGGGCCAGATGCAGAAAAGAAGATAATGAATGAAGCATTGGCAGGGTTGGGATTGCCAGAGCAACTTGACTTGCTCTCTCGCAATAATATGACTTCCCCTGCAATCAAAGGGACGATAGATGGCGCGATAACTCAAGCCTTGTCACCGTCATTTGATCCAAGCGCAATGCCAAATGATGTGCTTGAGGGGCTTGAGGCATATAGACAAATCAAAGCAAGAGGAAAAGGCGTTTTAACAAATCATGTTCCAAACGAGGATGACAGGGCATTTTTCAATGCAGTCATGGATCTTGAGTCTGTCAGAGTTGATTCTGTAGATGCCATTGTAAGAGTGAGGCAATCTGTAAATTCTGAAATTGATGTTAATCCAAAATATTCAAACATCAAACAGGCTGTGGATCAAATTAAAGATGGGGCTGTTAAATCAATATTAGGCATCCAAATTTCTGGGCAAGAAATAAAAAACAGAACTTATATTCATAGTAAAGTAGAAAATTTGACAAAAGTATATATGAGAACAGGAACTTTTGATGAAGCAGGCGCAATTGAGCAAGCTATAAAAGACATCAATGAGTCTCACATCAATTTAAGAGGTCATTTGCTCCCAAGGCGTAAAAGTTATCCAAAAGATATTAAACGTATGATTGATTTAGCAGCAGAGGACTATTTCAATAAAAATCAAGCGAGAGAAGCCGGAGATCTAGGCAAATCAACAGAATTAGAATTAGATGAAATATCCTTGATCCCAGCACCCGGCAGATCAGATGAATGGATGATAGTAATTAATAGTGAAATCGCTACCCAATATGGAGATCCACTATATACAATCAAAGATTTACAAGGTTTGTTGGCTGGGGATGCCGAGACACAACAAAAAGATCGTATTGAGCAACATGCAAAGAATAGAGGCGTAGATGATGCTTCTATGGCTAAAAAACAAATACTGGATTTGAGAAGACAGGCTAATAAACTCACTGGTTTATCATTATCTAAGATAAGAGAAGAGCAAGGTGAGCAAGCGGCTGAATCTGCAATAGCCAAGCGCGAGTCATTGCTTCAAGAAGCTGATGAACTTGAAAAGTTAAGAACTGATTTTGAAAGGCTACAACGTGGCTCTTGATCCAAGACAGATACAAGTAGACCGCCCAATCAGCATACTTGAGGAGCAAGCTGCTGAAAGGCTTTACGAAGAAGAACGAGACAAAGTTACCTTTGGTCAAGCTGTAAGTGCAGCGTTTTCAGAAGAAAATACAATGGCTTATGTATTTAATGGCCTTGAGTCACATTTTCCTGATGATGAAAATTTTAGACTGACACCAGAACTGATAACAAAATACACAGAAGGAATACCAGAAGACAAACATGATTATGTAGTTGATGCTGTAAGTTTGCCCCATCTTGAAAAACTGCACGATAGAGCAAAAGAGTCCGTCAAAAATCAAGAGACAATAGCAAAGTATGGTTGGGGTGGAGTTGCTTTGCAAGTTGCGGCAGCAACAGCAGATGTGCCAGCGATAGCCGCTACCGTCTTAACAGAAGGTTATGCTGCACCTTACATATGGGGCAACAAAATATCTCGTTTGTCTAGGGTATTCAGAAACGCTACAGCAAGCAGTGTATCTGCTGCTGCTATAGAGTCATATCTTGTGTCACAGAACAAAATGAAAGATCCGTATGATATTTTGTATGCTGCTGGTGGCGGCTTTTTGCTCGGTGGCGCGGTGAGTGCTGGTGCAAGTATTTTTGGGAAAGCGTCTCGTGACAGGTATCGCAAAGCTGCGCTTAATACCATGAAATATGCAGAAGAGTCACAGGCGGCAGATGTCAACCAAGCAATGATTGACCGTGGGATTGATACAGGTGTTGGGGCAGCAGAAAACCCCGGATCACGCCCTGTTCAAGAAATGGACATACGCAGAGGCAATCAGCTTAAAATTGATGACGCGGAATCAGAGCCGTTTGCTGCTTTTGGAAAAGCAAGGTTTGATGTTGTCGGTCAACTCAAAAGCAGTGTGATTGGCCTTACAAGGCGCGTGGCTAACATACTTGGTGAAGATGCTGTTGAGCCGGGAGAGTTTACAGCAGATCTCATAAAAACAGTTGGAACAAAAACTACAGCCAATAAATTTTATGTCACTTATGACAATTCTTATAATGAATGGGCAAAATCTAGTGGAATAGGGGCGGTTGGCAGAACTGCTGAAGTAAGAAGGGGTGAGTTTGGTAAACTTGTGGCTGATGAAATTGAGACGCCGGGAACAACGACAGACCCAAATGTTATACAGGCAGCTAGAAATACAAGCATTATCTTTAACGACATGCTCAAGGATGCAAAAAGGGCTAATGTCAAAGGGTATGATGTCATACCTGATGATTTGACGTATTTTACCCATTTGTGGGATGGTCATAGACTGCTGAAAGCAGATAGAGAATATGGCCCAAAAATAGTTAAAAAATTACTTTCAAAGAGTTTGATTTCTGCAAACCGTACTATGGATCAGGATATAGCAGATTCCATAGCAAACGGTATGTATAATAAAATTATCAAAAGTGAAGTTGGAATGGATGCTGGCATGGCTAGAGCGTTTAGTTCATCCAACAAAGAAACATTAAGAGATATCTTGCTGGAAGAAGAACTTTTGCCCTTGGAGCAAGTTGATAGGCTTTTGAGTCAACTTGATTTTGACAGAGAGGGTTTGCCTTCTAGGGCTAGAAGCAGACTCAAGTTTGATATGAGTGCGTCTGAAGAGTTTAATGGCAAAACATTGCATATCAAAGATCTTATGGAGCGTGATACTGAAGCTGTTGTAAATAGTTACATAAACACCATGCAAGGCAGGATTGCTTTAGCTAAAAAAGGTATCTACTCAGATGGTGATTTTGAGTCGATAAAGAAAGACATACAGGAAGAGGGCAAAAAACTAGGTGCGGATGGCATCAAACAGGCAGAAAAAGATATAGAGCGACTAGATGTTTTGTATGCGTTGATTTCGGGCAGAACCTCACCATTAATGAGAAACCCCTCTTCTGATGGGCAGCGTCTTATAAGACTTTTGATGGATTACAACTTTATCAGAGTTATGAACCAAGTTGGCTTTGCTCAGATAGCAGAACTTGGAAATGCGGTTTCAATAGATGGTGTAACAGGATTGCTAAGAGTCATGCCTGATTTGAGAGGTATGGTAAAAAGGGCAAAAAATGGGCAGCTTTTAGACTCTGAGGCGAGAGATATTGAGGCGTTTGTAGGTGTGGGAGTTGATCGCAGAATCCAACAATCATTAAATAGATACAGTGTTGAAGATATGTATGGCGTTGGAAAAGGAGATAGCATAGATAGAGCCATAGGTGTTATGGATAAGCTAAAAAGAGCGACTGCTGACATATCTGGTTTGGCTGGCTTGACTGCAATATTTGAAAGATTTGCTGCAAAGATAGCAACACAAACATTTGTTGATGTAGCGTATGACATACCAAAGGGCAGATTTAAGAAGCTAAATTTTGGCAAAACAACTCTGGAGCAAGACACAGCCGCTAGGCTGAGGTCATTTGGCCTTGATGAAAAAATATGGCCTAGAGTTGTGCAGCAGATCAAAAAACATTCTACCTCAAGACCGTCTATGTTTTCTCAAAAGAGAACCAGAAGAGATATCAACATGGATGCTTGGGATGATATCGATGCAAGAGAGGCCCTGTCTTATGGGATTGCAAGGTGGTGTAGGCAAAGCATACAACAAAACGATGTTGGAAACTTAAACATACACATGACAAGCAGTATGGGTAAAATCTTCACACAATTCAGAGCATTTATGCTTGTATCACATGCAAAACAATTCTTGCACAACATTAAAAGAAACGATTTTGCTGCATATCAATCATTTATGATGTCAAGTTTTTTTGGCATGATGTCATATATCGCTCAAACACACGTTAATTCATTAGGTAGAGCCGATAAAAAACAGTTTTTGGAAGAACGACTGACAGCAGAAGAACTGGGCAAAAACGCTTTTGCAAGAAGTTCATGGGCAGCTTTGTTTCCGTCTGTCATTGATTACATGGCGTTTGCGATTGGAGAGGAGCCAGTGTTTCAGTACAAGCGCACAACTGGTTTAGCCACAGGATTTTTCTCTGGCGCACCTATAATCAATCAACTTGACACCGTAGGGAAGGTTGTCTCAGGTGGTGGTAGAGCATTGCTAAACCCAGATTATCAATGGTCACGATCACAACAAAGGGCATTAAATTCTTTGCTTCCATTTCAGAACGCTATAGGCATAAAGAATATTTTGAATCAGATGGTTGAAGGATTGCCAGAAACAGCGCGGATTGAGTAAAAATATAAAATGCTGTATAAGTACCATAGGAGTGGGGCATGACAGTTAGTAGCACAACAACCAAAAGAAGTGCCAGCGGTGACGGATCTAACGATACGTTTTCGTATAACTTCAAGATATTTGATGATGACGATATTACAGTCATCATTCGTACTGACTCGACAGGCGCAGAAACCACTAAGACTAAAACGACTCACTACACTGTAACAGGTGTTGGAAGTGCTAGTGGTGGCAATGTTGTGTTTACCTCTGGCAACATACCAGCAAGCGGTGAAACAGTTGTGTTACTACGCACAACAGCCAGAACACAGCTTACAGACTATGTGGCTAACGATCCATTCCCAGCAGCTACACATGAAGATGCTTTAGATAAACTGACATTTATTGTGCAAGAATTGGAAGAAGAGATTGGCCGCGCAATCAAACTGTCAAAAACAAATGTGATTGCGACTGCTGAGTTTACAGTTGGCGCAACTGATCGTGCAAACAAAATACTAAGTTTTGATGGCAGTGGTGATCTCACAGTCACTGAGGGCAAGGTTGACTCTGTTACAGTTTCGGCATCTGGTTTGTCTGCTGGGGCCACACCTACAGCGTCAGCCACATACACAGGCGCAACAGGTGCGCTTGCCATAGCATTGGGTATACCTGCTGGCGCAACTGGGTTGGCTGAACTTATTGCAGATACAACACCGCAACTTGGCGGTGATTTAGATATGAATGGCAAAGATATTGTCACCGCATCTAATGCTGATATTGAGTTAAATCCAAATGGTACTGGTAAAACGGTTCTTAAAGGCAATACCAATCCCGGCACTATGGTGTTTAACTGTGAAGCAAACACTCATGGTCAAACTGTTAAGGCACAGCCACACTCTGCCAGTGTCACTAACACACTAACATTGCCGCCCGGTGGTGACGGTGAACTAGTCAGCACTGTGGCAACCCAGACATTGACAAACAAAAGCATAGCTGCGTCACAGCTTACTGGTTTAGCTGCTGCAAACATTGTAGCAACAAATGCACAAAGCACGTTTACAAAAGCACAAGTGGCAAGCACCTATACAGCAGCACTATCAGCAACTAGCGGTGTGCTTGACTTTGATACATACCAAAACTTTATAATTACATTGGCATCCGGTTCTAACACTCTTGCTGCCCCAACTACTGAAGCCAGCCAGATTGGTCAGACCGGAGTTATCATACTCATTCAGCCATCATCAGGTTCGGCCGCAACACTGTCACTGCACGGTGATTACGAAAGCCCTGCGGCTGGTGGTATCACTCTGTCATCTGCAAATAATGCTTATGATGTTTTGCCTTATGTTGTCAAAGCAGATAACAGTATTTTACTTGGCGCAGCACAACTGGCGTTTGCATAATGTTTAGCCCAGATAAATGGTTCACAAACCCTAGCACTGGGTTTTACCCACACACACTTGACGAGTCTTTGCGATGTAATGGCTCCAATGAGTATTTAACTCGCACTCCTAGTTCAAGTGGAAATAGACGGACTTGGACTTTTTCAGCTTGGGTAAAACCATCTGTTGATGGGGTAAGGTTTCCTCTTATTGAAGCCTATTCCGGCGGCACAAATTTTACGATGGTGACTATACATACGGATGGTCGAATACAGTTTTACACCATTACAAGTGGCACTGATTATGGTGGTCTTTCTACACAAAAACTGCGTGACCCTAGTGCTTGGTATCATATAGTTTTTCGTTTTGATACTACGCAATCAACAGCCGCAGATAGAATTAGGCTGTATGTGAATGGAACACAACAAGAATCTAACCCGTGGACAAGTTCTGGACAAGTGCCGCAGAATTATGATTCTTTTATAAATCATACTGTCGCTAACAATATACTGAAAAATACAAATTCATCTCAGTATGGGCAAGGATACATAGCAGAGGTTCATCATGCCGATGGTACGAGCTATGGGCCAGATACGTTCGGTGAGACGAAAGATGGAGTGTGGGTTCCAAAAGAGGTAACAGGCGTATCATACGGAACCAATGGATTTTACTTAAACTTTGCTGATAGCAGTGATATTGGTAACAACGCTAATAGCACTGATGGTACAAATGATTTTACTGTTAATAACTTTACCGCTAGCGATGTCGTCAGTGATTCACCCACCTCAAATTGGGCTACATTAAATCCTTTAGATTCTTATTCTGGCGCACATACATTTTCTGAAGGAAATTTAAGATGCACTCATAATTCAGGAACTTGGCGTAATGCAAGAACAGGTATGCGTATTACCAGTGGGCAATGGTATTGGGAAACTGTATATACGTCTGTATCAGGAGCAGGAGGGTTTGCTTATGGTGTTGGTAATGAACTCTTAGATACTTCTGCTAATCCTTTTACTAATTATGCAGTTATTTATAATGGAATTAGCTCTGGTAATATATACCAAGATGGTTCGAGTGTTTATACCGGAACATCTTATACGGCTGGTGATGTAATGGGCTTGGCGCTTGATGTTGATGCAGCGACTGTTAAGTTTTATAAAAATGGTTCTTTGGTGCATACTGTTAGCTCATTAACTGGAACAGAATTTTATCCGATTGTTACGGCAAGTGCCACAGGCGCAACTCATTCAGTAATTAATCTAGGTCAAGATGATAGTTTTGCTGGAAACAAAACTTCTGGGTCTGCTGTTGCTTCTGACGCAAACGGATTAGGAACTTTTTATTATTCCCCGCCAGCAGGTTTAGCCCTCTGCACATCCAACTTACCAGACCCAACAATTGGCCCCGGGCAAGACGAACAGGCTGATGATTATTTTAATACGGTCTTATACACTGGAGATGGCAATGACCCTCATGCAATCACTAATGTTGGGCATCAGCCCGACTGGGTCTGGATCAAGGGCAGAGATGTAGCTTATCAACACTCGCTGTATGATAGTGTCAGGGGTACTTATCCCAACGGTGGTAGACTTGGCAGTGATGGCAATTATGTTGAAAACATAGCATCAACAAATTTAAAAAGTTTTGATAGCGATGGATTTACTTTAAGTACAAAGATAAATAGTAATGAGAACACTAAAACCTATGTTGCTTGGTCGTGGAGAGCTGGCGGTTCATCAAATACATTTAATATTGACGGAACTGGTTATGCAAGTGCATCAGATGCCGGATTGACTGGCGGAAACATTGCAGCAGACGCAGCCAGCATTAGTAAAACGGCTGGCATAAGCATTTTGAAATATACTGGAGATGGTTCATCATCACCGTACTCAACTATAAAGCATGGTTTAGATAGCCCTCCAGAACTTTATATTTGTAAATCATTGGACACTGGTAACGCAGATAATTGGGTCTTTTTCCATACGTTAGTTGATGGAACACACGATTTTATGTATCTCAATTTAACGAACAGCAATTCAAATAGTGCAATAAATTTCCCACCCACTAGCACGACAGTTAAAGTGGGCGGTAACGCAACTAATGAAAATAATAAAAACTTTCTAATGATTGCAATTCATAGTGTTGAGGGCTATTCGAAGGCCAGCAGCTATGTTGGCGGCGGCTCAAATTTTCCATTTATTTTCACAGGATTCCGGCCAGCTTGGTTGCTTATCAAAGAAACAGGCAACGCGAATAGTTGGGAAATCTATGACACAAAACGTGACCCAGATAATGTCGCGTCACAACGATTGTTCCCTAATGACCATCAAGTAGAGGCGACAACAAACCCATCATTGGATATTCTTAGCAATGGTTTTAAGCCAAGAGCAGCAAATACAGGTATAAATCGGTCAGGCGGCACATACCTATACCTTGCCTTTGCCGAAGCCCCCTTCAAATTTGCCAATGCCCGATAGGAGATAATTATGGCGTGGAAATATAAAAGCAAAACTCTTAGAGAAGGCAGGGGCTGGGTTGATGACAATGGATTCAAACATCCATACAACTGGGCTTCTGTATGGACTGATACTGATAAAAAAAACTGGGGCGTTACTTGGGAAGATCCGCCAGCATCAGAAGCCGCATTTGACAATCGGTTTTATAGCGGCAGAAAGACTGATGGCACACTGATTGAAAAAAGCCTGACAGATGTGAATGTCGTTGATGAAGATGGTAAAGCCGTTAATGACCCTATAACTGGCAAGCAGATGGTGACGCTTGGCCTCAAGTCTGCGGCCATAGTACAAGCCAAAGCAGAGGCGGCTGGGCTGCTTGCGCCATACGATTGGTACGTTACTCGCAAAGCAGAAACCAACAAAGCCATACCGTCTGATGTAAGCACCTTTAGAACGGCAGTCAGAACATCTTGTGAAAAAATTGAAACAGCAATCAATGCTGTAAAAACTCATGCAAAATTCATGGCGTTGTACGATGTGCCATTAGATAGTGACGGAAATCCAACAGGCAATGCGCCAATCAATGATTGGCCTGATGGTATCTAATGGAACCAATTACGACAGCCGTAGCTGCCGTAGCAGCCGCAAGTAATGCGATTGCTTTTATCAAGGCAAGGATTAACGATGTCCAATCTGTTGCTGATATTTCACAACAAATCGGCACACTGTTTGACTGTCAAAAGAAACTTAATGAGGAGCGTAACAAGCAAGCTGGCGTTGGTGACATCAAGTTTCAAAGCAGTATTGATTCGGTTCTTGAGGCCAAAAAATTACAGGAGCAAATGCAAGAAATCAAAACTATGATAAACTTGCGGTTTGGCCCAGATACATGGAACGAGATTGTCAATCATCATAATCAGAAACTCAGGGAACAGAAAGAAGCGGAGAAAGCGGCGCGTAGAGAGGCTGCAAGAAGGGCCAAGGAGATTGAAGATACGATTAAAACAACGATGCTTGTCACCTGTATTATCGCAGTCACGGTAGCTTTGTTTGTATTTTTACTTGCAACTGTGGCCCAAAGTAGTGCAGAGGAGATTGTGTTATGACGCAAAAGAAACTGCAAAAGCAAAGCAAGTTTGCAGAGTACGATGAAGATGGCGATGGCATTGTCAGCGATGAAGAGTTGTTACACATAAAAGATATCAAGAAAACAGAGACAGAATTGCGAAAGCATCTGGCTCAGTTACGCATGGCGCGGTTCACTTTAATTGCTATGGGTGTGTTTACGGCCGCCATGTTCTTTATACCACTTGACCGGGTTGCGGCTCTATCGGACATCAGCAATCTTTTTTATATATCAGGAGCTGGCATCGTGGGTGCGTACATGGGAACCAGTGCTTGGATGTCACGCAAATGAATGAAGCATTTTTCGTTCTTGTAATTAGTATGTGGGGTAATGATGGTGTTGCCAATCATCCTATAGGTCATGTGACATTACAACAGCCTATGACAGAAGAACAATGCCAGTGGTTAATAAGCGATGGCTTGTGGAGTCATTCTGTAAATAATGAGTTTTATTTTATGATACCTCAATGTTACCCAGTAGAATGTGCGGGTCAAAAAAATTGTAGCTGATGCCAAAGATAAGTGAAAACACTGAATTAGCTATGCCTATACGCAATTTGATTGCGTTGCTTATAGCCGCAACAGTCGGAACTTGGGCTTACTTTGGAGTTATCGAACGTCTTAATACTATCGAAAACAAGTTGATCTTGATGGAAACAGATCTGGGAATGAATACAGAGTTTCGTATTAAGTGGCCTAGAGGTGAAATGGGTAGTTTGCCAGCCGATAGTGAGCAGTTTATGATGATTGAGCATTTGGCAAGTGAGTTGGAAAAACTTGCAGAAAGTATAGAATCAGGTAATGCACCACACGACCAGCAGCAGAAGCTAGTCTTAGAGTTTTATGACAGGCGGCTTACAAAGATTGAGGACAACATAGAAAAGTTGACGAACAAATGATTGAGATGACATTTGTTTTACTGTTGATGATAGGTGAAGAGCGTGTTGAGTATACGCCTTACAAGAACCTGTCTGAGTGTTTGAACATACGGCGCAAGATAAAACGCAATGTCGGACACACTGCTGATTTTGATAAGAAGTGGTCATGCAAACAGTTGAAGGTCAGGCTTGAAGCTGGCGAGATTTTAGAAATTTTGGAGGACGAATGATACAGTTACTTGGCGTTGTTGGCAGTCTGGCGCAGACATTTCTTGAAGGCAAAGTTGAGAAAGAGAAGGCCAAATCAGAGATAATGAAGACCGCCGCCCAGCACGATAGCAAATGGGAAATGATTATGGCTGAGTCCACCAAGGGATCTTGGAAGGATGAGGTAATCACAATAGCCGTGCTAACCCCCTGTATTTTATCGTTTATCCCTGGCATGGAAGATGTTGTGAAGTCTGGCTTTGAACGGCTGAGTGAACTTCCAGACTGGTATCAGAACATATTGTATGTCACAATCTTGGCTGGTTTGGGTTTGAAGGGGCTAGATAAATTTAGGAAAAAGTGATGAGTTTGTATCGTAACATTCAAGCAAAGCGTAAGCGTATAAAGGCTGGCAGTGGTGAGAAGATGCGTAAGGTTGGGCAGAAGGGTGCGCCAACTGCAAAGAACTTCAAGCAAGCCAAGAGGAAAAAGCGATGAAACGTAAGTTTGCAAAGGTTCCTAAAACAAAGGGCGGTGTGCCAAAGAAATATGTTCGCGGTGCAAAGAACCCAAAGAAGCGTGAGGCAGAGATCAAACGCACTGCCAAGCTGTATCGTCAGGGCAAACTGACCCCAGCCATGATGGATCGTATTAGCAAACAAAGGAGTCGCGGATAATGTCTAGGTTTGCAAGCATC